GCGACCGTGCAGGACAGTCTCGGTCAGAGCAGCACAGCAAGCATCGACTTCGAAGTGCACTGGTCACATCAGGCTGTGATCCCGGAAGGAACCGCATCCATCTCAGGGACGGTCGCATTCATCACTCCGATTGCACCGGAAGGCTTCATTGAGGGAGACACCTGTGATATCTACAGGCTCTCAGCTGACAGGCCGGAGCTCATTGTGTCCGGCGGAGACTTTGGTGTGACCTACGTCGACCCTTACCCTGCCATTGGTGAGTTTGGAGGCCACCGGATCGTTTATCGTACTGCTGATGGTGATTACATCACAGCGGAGAACGAGATCGCATGGCTGGATATCACGGCTGAGGACGGCGATGCCCTAAATATCGTCTATTCCCTGATCGACTTCGAGGGCGAACAGATCGAGTTTTACTATGATGTCACCCACTCCAACACGTGGGAGAAGGACTTCAAGGAAACGAGATACCTTGGCGGCTCCGTTACCGGTGACTGGAACAAGGCCATCGGCAGGACGGCATCCTTAAAGGGCTCAACGGTAACCATCAAGGATCAGGACACGATGCGTAAGTTCAGACGCCTTGCAGCCTATCCGGGCATCTGTCATATCCGGACAGTCGACGGATCAAGCTTCAAGTGCGACATTCAAGTCAGCGAGGACAGGCGCTATGACGCGAATACGATCCGCGCTGAGTATAGCCTCTCTGTCACACGTGTTGATCCGGAGGAACCGGACGGTCTGACTTATGCCGAATGGATATCTGGGGAGGTCTGATCTTATGAAATGGAATAATGGTTATAGCGCAAGCTACTATGCATACATCATCGATCCAGTCAGCTGGAGAGAAAAAGAAAGAATCGAAATCACAGGAGGCAGCATTAGCAGGTCGGAGGAAGGCCTGCGAGAATCTGCCGATATCGAGTGCAAGGCATACGAGCACGGAAAAGAACAATACATACGCGTCTACCTCGATGCGCGTCAGAACGGAGCGGCTTCTCATGAGCCGCTTTTTACTGGCCTTGCCACAAGTCCATCAAGGGATATTGACGGGTATTTCGAGAAGAATACGCTGGAATGCTACTCCGTCTTAAAGGCTGCCGATGACGTGCTCCTTGACCGGGGATATTACGTCCCGGCAGGTACAGACGGCGCAGCTGCGGTGAAGGATCTGCTCTCTGTCTCCCCGGCTCCTATTTTTGTGAACGGAAGCGCTCCGGGCATCCAGAAATCGATCATCGCCGAGGACGGTGAAAGCCGCCTCTCAATGGCAGAAAAAGTCCTCGCGGTGATCGGCTGGCGGATGCGCATATCCGGGAACGGCACCATTGAAATCTGCCCGGAGGCGACTGTGCAGCTGGCTGAGTTTGATCCTATCGAGCAAGACGTCATCGAGCCATCTATCACAGTCGACTATGACTGGTATTCCTGCCCTAACGTCTTCAGGGCAGTACAGGATGACCTGTCAGCAGTGGCGAGGGATGACTCCCCGGAAAGCCCTCTGTCCACGGTAAACCGTGGCCGGGAGGTATGGGCGGAGGAATCCTCCTGTGACTTTAATACCGGCGAGAGCATCTCGGAATATGCCCTGCGAAGGCTCAAGGAGCTTCAAAGCATTTCTGTAACTGCTTCTTATGAAAGACGCTACCATCCGGATGTTCTGGTCGGTGATGTAATCAGGCTCCGTTATCCAAAGCAAGGCCTTGATGGGCTATTTCAGGTCACATCCCAGACAGTCGAGCTTGGGTACGGAGCAAAAACGAGCGAGGAGGTCAAGAAGGTATGAGCAAAAGCATGAGCAAGGAAATGGTCAGGCTCATCGGTTCAGCAAATAAGAAAGGTACCTCGCCCTATGATACGCAGGCAGAAGTTGTACGTGTGGAAGGAAACACTGCATGGGTGCATATCCCGGGCGGTGTTGATGAGACCCCTGTCAGGATGACCATGAATGCCAGTCCCGGTGACATGGTACAGGTCAGGGTGAGCGGCGGCAGAGCTTGGCTTACCGGAAACGCCTCCTCCCCTCCGACGGATAACACGGAGGCTTACAAGGCAAGGGATACCGCTTTCGAGGCTGTGAGAATCGCAGAAACCTCCGAGAAGGAAGCCGAGCGAGCCAAGGAAGCTGCGGACAGTGCGGAAAGCTCTGCCAAGCGAGCACACGATAAAGCCGAAGAAGCAACTGCCTCCGCGCAACAGGCGCATGACAAAGCTGTGGAAGCTGAAGAAGCTGCGGAGGATGCAGCCAGTTCAGCAAGGACTGCAAACAGAGCTGCAAACGGTGCCCTCTCCCAGCTTTCCGTAGTGGAGGATGTGGTCGGCACCCTGACGTGGATATCTGAGCATGGAAGCTACGCACCTACAGATGATCTTGAGGTTGTGCCCGGCAAATATTACTTCACAAGGCAAGGCGACAGCTACAATGTCGTGGTAAGCCCACAAGGAAATCCCTCCGATCAGGACTACTATGAGCTGACCTCTGTGGACGAGGCCGTATCAAACTATGTGGCGAGCCATCTGGCGCTGACGAATGCCGGACTGTGGGTGACCAACGATAACCAGAGCTACAAGATCCTGCTCGCAGCTGACGGCATGAAGGTCTATGACGCGCAAGGGAATCTGGTGGCAACCTTCGGTGAATCGATCCAGTTTTCATCCACCCGGCCACAATATATCGGCGGCGAGGATGCCTACATCATTTTCTATGACAGCAACAATGATGGAATCCCGGATGCGATCAATATCGGCGGCAGCAAGGTCACCCTCGGACAGAACAAGAAGCTGTCAGATCTTCTGACAACATTGGATATCCATACAAGACAGACAGATTCCGGTGCCGAGATCACAGTTGGAGATCAGACCGTTTCGCTGAAAGATGGAATTGATGCAGCCGTGCTCCGGATCGACTCTTCCCGGGGTACGGTCTTTAAGAATAACTCTGTAAACACGGTGCTGTCGGTAGCTGTATATATCGGTGGCCAGCGGATCACAAACATTACTGATCTAAGGAATACATTTGGAGCTTCTGCTCACCTTCAGTGGTACTGGCAGAGGCTCGGCGATGACAGCTTTTTCATTATCGTTGACAGTGATCATAAGCTGTCAAATGACGGCTTCACCCTGACGCTGACGCCGGAGGAAGTCGATACCAAAGTAACATTCATGTGTGAATTAATCACGGATTAGGAGGAAGCATAATGGCAATCAAATCTTCAGATCAAATCACAGTCGTCGACCTTACCGATGGCTATTCCGTCAACCTGACAAATGACTCATTCACTTTTGCCGGAGACAAGGACGGAAAAATTGCAACCCAGCAGAGCACCACCACAGTCATTCAAGCGCTGCGCGGTGATGAGGAGCCGACCATCTCCGTCGATAACTCCCAGATCACCAAGCCTTCCGGTGTAACGACCAGCTGGAATGCAAACACAAAGACGCTCACGATTACAGTATCCACAAGCGTAGCATCTGGCGGCGTCGTGACGATTCCGGTTGTACTTGATGGCTCTGTTACGATCAACAAGGTCTTCTCCTTCGCTATCGCAAAAACAGGAGCAACTGGCGAGACTGGAGCTACAGGACGTGGAATTTCATCTACAACAATTGAATATCAGGTTGGATCTTCCGGCACCACTGTCCCGACAGGCACATGGAGCAGCTCCCCTGTTGCCACAACTGCACAAGGACAGTTCCTTTGGACGAGGACAACGATCCACTACACGTCCGGCTCTGATTCTGTCAGCTACTCGGTCGCAGCCCACGGCTCCACCGGTGGACAAGGTGCAACCGGTCGCGGAATCTCCTCCACCGTAGTGGAATATCAGGTAGGCACCTCCGGAACCTCTGCGCCGACCGGCACTTGGAGCACGTCGCCTGTGGCAACAACTGCACAGGGACAGTATCTCTGGACGAGAACAACGATCCACTATACTTCCGGCTCCGACTCGATCAGCTACTCTGTTGCAGCACATGGCAAACAGGGAACTCAAGGTAATCCGGGCGTTGATGCAATCCTGATCTCCATCACGGCCAGCAACGGTAATATCTTCAAGAACAACTCCGGCAGCACCATCCTGACGGCGCACGTGTATAAGGCCGGAGCCGAGGTAACCGGAAGTGCGCTTACTGCTCTTGGCACGATCAAGTGGTACAAGGACGGCGGCAGCACTGCTGTTGGAACCGGAACGACGCTGACAGTCAACGCGTCGGATGTAGCGAGCAAGGCGGTGTATGAAGCAAGACTGGAGGGATAAGTATGGCGATCAAAGCAAGAGAAACGATCACGATTATAAAGGAACGTGACGTCAACGCCACATGGCGTTTCTACCGCATCGCTTCATCCTCCTCCACTCCCTCGCAACCAACTGAGGCTCAGGGAAAAGCCTATGTGAACAGCCAGACCGTTCCTTCCGGCTGGAGCATCTCAGAGCCTGCCTATGACGGGACTTCAACAAACAGCCTGTATACCTGCGACCTCACCTCTTTCACTGATGGCGAGGTCAGCTGGTCTACGGTTTCCAAGTCCTCTTCTTATGAGGCGGCGAAACTGGCTTACAACGAGGCACAGAACGCCAAGAAGACAGCGACAAATTACCTATCTGCTGACGCTTCGGGAATTATGGTAGCGGATCAAAGAAACGGTATGGAAACTCCAAGTACAGCAACAACAAGGAATGTTTTTATTGATTCTGACTCAGTAGATATACGGAATGGAAGAACTACACTCGCAACATTCGGAACAGAGGTATCTATCAGATCAGAAACAGGTACAGAACTGGCGCATTTTGGATATGCAGAAACAAATAGAGAATCATCAACAGCTAATGCTCCTTATTACACACTCGGCTATAGGAATAACGCCTACCTTGATTATGTGTCAACAAGAACATATGACATTGGTGATAAAGTTAAATACGAAGGCGAATTTTATGTCTGCATTGAAGAAATAAATGAGCCGGAAAACTGGACAAGCGCTCACTGGCTAAAAATTTTAACACCGAAGATAGGATCATATTCTATGGCAGAAGGATATGACACTATGGCAATAAGAATGGGTGACCATGCGGAAGGACGGGATACTTTTGCCCAAGGGAGCTATGCGCACGCAGAAGGTTACGGCACAGTGGCAGCCACTGAATCAACAAATAGTATGTTGGCAGCACACGCGGAAGGAATACAGACTGTTGCAAATGCAACCTGCGCTCATGCAGAAGGCGATTACACTCGTGCATCTGGCTATGCATCACATGCCGGAGGATATCATACTGTTGCCGATAAAAGCTATCAAACTGCAGTTGGAAAGTACAATACTAAGGGAAACACAGGAAGCCTCTTTGTTGTGGGTAATGGTAGTTCTGCGCAACGCTCTAACGCTTTCGCGGTCTATGATGATGGGCATATCATAGCTCCATTTTTCGCAGGATTCATCCAAATGTTTGCCGGTGCAACAGCGCCAACTGGATGGCTACTATGTAACGGTGCAGCGATATCTCGAACAACTTATGCCAGACTGTTTGCTGTAATCGGAACTACATACGGAGCTGGTGACGGGAGTACGACATTTAACCTTCCAGACTTCAGAGACCGTTTTCCGGTAGGAGCAGGAAGCTCATATGCACTTAATGCAAAAGGCGGCGCAAACACAGTCACTTTAACTACGAACCAAATCCCGGCTCATACTCATGGGAAATCTGGTGCTGTCACAAATGGCATCACTGGTGGTTCACACACCCACAGTATGAAAAGTATATGGTCAGATGGCTCCGGTTCAAACTCTGCTTATATGATGACAAGTAACAGGAAGCAAACGACAAGATCTACTGATTCGCAAACGCATACACATAACCTTCCGGCTCATGAACATACCAGTGTCGGAGGCGGAGCAGCGCATGAGAACAGGCCGCCATATATCGGAATCAATTTCATTATCTGCACCGGACAATGATAAGGAGGATGGAAAATTGAACTGCATAATTGCTTTACTCGCAGGAGTCTGCCTCGGCATTCCGCTGGGCTGGGCTCTTTTATTTTGCCTTGTTATGGGCGACATCTGGCCGAAAGAGCCACCTACAAAAGATGAATGGAAAGTCATGTAAAGGAGGAATTTGCTATGAAGGAATTTTGGTTGATGATTCAGGCCGTGTTCACAGGATTCGGCGGCTGGATCGGTTACTACTTGGGAGGATGTGATGGTCTATTGTATGCACTTATCGCTTTCGTTATAGTCGATTACCTGACTGGCGTCATGTGTGCAATAGCCGACAAGAAGCTGTCAAGCAACGTGGGATTCAAGGGCATCTGCAGAAAGGTGCTCATTTTTTTACTCGTCGGCATTGCAAACATCATCGATGTACAGGTGATCGGACAGGTCGGAATCCTACGCACAGCCGTTATCTTCTTCTATCTTTCCAATGAAGGTGTCAGCCTTTTGGAGAATGCCGGTCACCTCGGACTTCCGATCCCGGAGCAGCTTAAGACTGTTCTGGAACAGCTTCATGACCGTGCCGGAAAGGATGGTGATCAGTAATGGGGTATTCAAACAGCAAAATGGTAGTCTACAAGAAACTCTCTCCGAATCACTCCGGAAAGAGAACTCATGCCATCGACCGCATTACACCCCACTGTGTCGTTGGCCAGTGTACCGCAGAAGGCCTCGGAAGCTGGTTTGCAAAGACGTCAACACAGGCCTCCAGCAATTACGGCATCGATAAGGATGGCCGTGTCGGGCTTTACGTTGAGGAGAAGAACCGTTCATGGTGCTCCTCCTCTAATGCCAATGACCAGAGAGCCGTAACGATCGAGTGTGCTTCCGATACCAAGGAACCGTACACGATGAACAGCAAAGTCTATGCGACGCTGGTCAAGCTCTGTGTGGATATCTGCAAGAGGAATGGAAAAAAGAAGCTGCTCTGGATCAGCAACAAGAGCAAGGCACTGAACTATGTGCCGAAGTCTGATGAAATGATCCTGACGGTACACCGCTGGTTTGCCAACAAGTCCTGCCCGGGCAACTGGCTCTACAGCAGGCTCGGCAAGCTGGCCACGGAGGTCACAAAGCAGCTCGCCGGATCAGCGACAAAGTCTTCAGGGCTCAAGGCATCCAGCTTTAAAGATCTGTCCGATGCTGATGTGATCAAGAAGGTCGGCGCTCTATTTACCGCCGATCAAAAGAAGTCTGGCATCCTTGCCTCCGTCTCCCTCGCACAGTTTATTCTGGAGTCCGGCTACGGTAAATCCGAGCTGGCACAGAAAGCCAATAACTGCTTTGGTATGAAGAAATCCTTGTCCGGCAACACATGGTCTGGCTCCGTGTGGGATGGCAAGTCCATCTACACCAAGAAGACAAAGGAACAGAACAAAGACGGCAGCTACACCACCATCACTGCCGACTTCAGGAAGTATCCTTCTGTTGAGGATTCCATTGCGGATCACTCTGCATACCTGCTCGGTGCCAAGAATGGCAGCAAGAAAAGGTATGCCGGTCTGAAGGGCTGCAAGGATTACAAGAAG